AGAGGGGTATAAGTTCGGAAATGCCCGTAGTTATTCCCGTTGGCGGACTCCGCGGCGGCGGTTACGGCGGCGGCCCCGACGGCGCCCATGGCCAAGGCTGGTCACCGCACCTATGGTTTGTTGTGTAGTTGTTGGCTGCCCATCCTGCATGCTACCCGGCGCGACGTCTGGACAGCTCATGGCCGCTGTTTCTTCTTCTAGGTGCTGCGTAGACTCTTGTGCCCGCTGGGGCGGCGTTACTTCCGTCTGCACAGGCGATGAGTCCGCTGTGTCGGTAGGGGGCGTTTCTATGTGCCCTTCACGCACCCAGTCTGGGGCGTCGTCGAGGGGGTCGCTGAACCCATCAACAACGTCTGCTAGCGGCGGTGTGGTTGGCGCCGGGGCGCTGGCAGCCTGAGGCTCCCTGCTCTCGTGTTTAACGGACGCTTGGCGCGCCGGGGTGCGGGTTTCCTGAGTGGCACGCTGGGCTTGGCGTTCCTTCCGCGAGACCACATGGATGCCGCTATCTTGCGCATACTGGTTATTGTTGATGAATTCGATAGTCGTTGCAGTGTAGTACACCTCTTCTGGTGTTGGTGGGTCCCGAAGCTCTAGAACTTCTCCGGCACCACGCTTACTGTTGCATGCATGGCAGGCGACGACAAGGGTTTCAGGGGTAGATCCCTTATGCCCGTTGAGGGAATCATAGGTGGCGCTCCTGGCGGAGCGACGGTCCCGCCAGTCCACGGTTTTCCCGCACCAGCGGCATTGATCGCCGTCTCTGACACGAACGGTGATGAGCAGCTCAGGGTTTCGCTTGTCTTTCGCCCGCCGCCGGTCAAGTTCCATTTCTTCTTTCAACCGGATATGGAAAAGGGTAGGGTCATCGACGATACGCAGCATTGGCCGCCCCTCAGGACCTTCTTCCCGGAAGAGCAATCCCGCATTGCAAAGGTTTTCGATGACGATTTTTTCCCGCCCCGGTGCTACTTGCGCCACGGCACCATACCCCACCAGGTAATCGGTAGCGTGAGCCGCCGAGATGCTCACCAGATCGACAAGAACACCCTTTGCCTCGTTCTTAAGCAGATGGTCCCCGTCGCATACTTCAAGCAGCCGAATCATCAACGGATGAGTAGCGAGCGTATCGCCTCCCCTAAACCACATGCGCTTCTCCCCTCTCTAATAAATAAACGTGCACAATGTAAATGAAAATATGGTTTGTCATGCCGCCCCACCCCGAGCATGCGCCCACCTGGAGCACACGGGATAGCACTTGTCGCACAACCCCTCCCCCACATGCCGGAGCGGATATTTTTTACTGCGGCGCCCCCTAGCCTGGATCGGCGGCTCCGCCTGCGGCAACATCGGACGCCCACACGCACGACACCGCTCCTGATACAAATCCCCTTCCTTACCATGCTGCTGCGGAATATCCGAGTACCTGCCGGCAACCACCCCGCCCACGAGGACACCGCGGCGCTCCGCGTCGGAGAGCATGCGTTCACACGCACCCAGCAACGGGCAAGTAGCACACAATATCCTAGCCTGCTGTTGCCTGACCAGCGCATTCTTGACAGGCTCCCCGGGGAACGTGGGGTCCCACAGGCTCGGCCGTGTAGCTGTCGCCTGGTGCCGGGGCTGCTGGCAAATACCGAGAATCATTAGTTAGACCGCCCCACCACTCAGGTTCGGCCGGGCAGTAATCTGCCGCGGCGCCACCGGCAACGTGGCCGCATACTCGAACCCATCAGCATCCCGCGCCGGGCCGCCGTCGGCGGCATGGGGCCTGCGGATGTCCGTTACCGTGGAATAGGATTCCACCATGCCACCCAGCGGCACGTAGCAGCGTGCTAAGTGGTCACCTGGGGGCAAGCCAATGGGCGCGCAGAATGGCACCTGGGCGTACTGGATAGCGGCGCTGATGGCGTCCATCTGGGCAGAGGTAAGGACTACTGGCGAGGCGGCGTCAACGCCCTGCTTGACTTCATCGCGCACCCGGTCCATGACGGCGGCGACGTCGGTGGGCAGTGTTGGGGCCAGCCGTGCCGCAGTGACGTCGGTGAGATCGCCACAAGTGCCGGATAGGTCTTGGAGGGTGAGCTCATTTTCCGAGACGAAAAGTGCGCACTGTGCCTCGGGGGCCTTCTTGAAATCCGGTTTAAGCTTCAGCAGCAGTCTGGCTGACGCAGCCGTGATTTCTACCTCGGCGTGTTCGGCAGCAACGATAGCGAAATAGGTGGGCACCACCGCCTGGATCATATGCCGCGGGTTAGCTGCGCACACCAGCAGCCGCTCACCCCGGAACACCAGTTTGACGACGTCGAAGTCCTCAAACTTCCGACTGGCCACTTTAGTCACGGCGCGGATCGCGTTATGCAGCTCCCGGGTGAACAGGACTGCTTTTGGCTTGACCGGCAGCTGGGAATAGTCAGGCATGGGACTCGGCCTCCCGGATCCTGGCGGCGGCATGAATAGCATCCAGGTATGGCTGATCCAGTGCCTGGGTGACGGCATCCAACTCATCGAACGGCACCAGGCTCTTGTGCAGAGGTGCACTATCAACCCGCCAAGCAGCCCAGGCATCATGAACGTCTGATAGCGTGGCCGCAGTGCCCTTAGCGCGCATAAGTACCGCATAAATAAGGAATAGGGGGAACTGCTCGTCGTCCGGCCTGGCAATGTTTTTCGGCAGGCACCTGCAAATCAGGGCGGCATCTTCTTCGAGATAGGTCAGCATTTTAGGACTCCTGGAGAGCGCGGAGGGTATCAATAAGATGCGGGTTGTCTTCCAAAATGTTGTATGCGGCGGCAAGCACTTGCCCCTGCGCGGCGTGGGCGATGCTGTATGCAGCGGCGGGGATGGGTACCTCGGTGACCCGCCAGCCGTCAACGGAGTAGACGACCGCATAGGGTTCGTGTTCCCCGGTAACGGGATTGTGGGGCCAGTCAACAATCGCCCAGGTGTCATGGATGTGTAGGGCGCCGATTGTGTCGGCGGATGCGGCAAGCGACGTTCGCTGAATGTCAGTGGTGTTCATCAAGCACTCCTTCTTAGGTTGGGTTGGCGGGTTTTGCGTGTGCAGGTTTCCATGTGCGCCACGTACAGTCGTTCTCCCGTGATCTGGGCTTGTTCCCTGGCGACGCCGTACACGTAGTGGGCGCGGCCAAGGCTGATGCGCCAGCGGCCGTCTAGGGTCGGGCAGGGGTCAAGTGGGATGTTTTTGTCGTTGGTGGTTTTTGCCCAGCGGATTTCTGCGCCGCACCAGCGGCACCATGCGCGGCTCATGCTGGTGTCTCCTGCTGCTCTGCCCACTGGAGGATCCGGGTTAGCCCCTGGCGGGGGTTTTCCTGCCGGCGGCGCTGGTACATGCCTACCCACTCCCATGCGGTAGCGATGGGCACAAACGTGCAGCGATGAATCACTGGCAGCCCATATAGGCACATTTCGGGCAGCACCCCGAACCCTGGCACGCAGGCAGCTAGGTCACCCAGGGCGATAGCAGCAGGGTTGCCCGCATCAAAACAGATAGATACCAAACGCCTCCCCTCATACACTCGGCGGGCTACTGGCCCCGCAAGGGTGGCGGTCGCAGGCATCACTCTTCACCGCCGTTCACAATATTGTTAACGGTTTTCAGTCCGTCAACGACCCTGCGCATGTGCGCCGCCGCGTGCTTCATGCATTTGAAAGCCTGACTATCGTCGCCATCTTCGAATGCTTCCCGACACCGGCCTATCGCGGTCAGCGCCGCAGCCGCCGCCTGCCGGATACTGTCCACAAGGTCCGTAGACAATTCCAGTGCCGACTGCATCCCCGAATCCGGCTCAGCGTCGGCACCAGAGGAGGCACCCGTGTCAGCACCGCCCCTGCCAGTTGCCACCTCAGGGGCCGGCACGGTCACCAACCACGGGTCAGGGCAACATTCCCGAGATTCCTGGGCGGCTTTGTAGGCGTCGCGTTGATCGCAGGCATCATGCAAAGCAGCATGTAAATCGACAGCGCGCTGCTCGGCAACGACCTTCGCCGCGGTCAGGGTTTCGACTTGGGCGTGCAGGTCGTGAATGATGAGGGCGATGTCGAGGCCGCTTTCCGTTTCGGTATTCCCCCGATCAAGCAGCTTGCCGATCAACTCTTGTTGCCACACCGTGGTGGCAGTCAGGCTGTCTGCGAGGCGAGATGGTAGGTCAGCGGTAGAATCCGGCATGGCGGTATGTTCCTTCCTGGTCGGCCACCGGATGGGCATCCATGAATGCTGTCAAGTCGGCTAGGGCGATCCGGTAGGGGGCGTTGCGTCCCACAGTGGTGGCCATCGACGGCCGGGTAGCGCGCAGCACACCCTGGCGGCAAAACTTGCGGATCTGCCATTGGGAAAAGCCGGAAAGCGTGGCGGCTTGGGCGGTGGTCAACCATTGCGGTAATTGAAGGGTAGTGATATGATTCATGTGCCTTTCCTTTCAAAGGCTTTACGGCGGGGGCTAGTTTG